CGAAATGTGGCGTTTCGGTGGCGGTGTCTCGACCCACGTCGAACCGGCAGCCGTGCAATGGGTGCCGGACCTACGGCAAGAGATCTATGCGCTCGTGCCAACGATGCGGTGTCGCATTCCGGTCGATCCAATTCAAGAAATTCTGCGGGCCGACGTGTCGCCGCGCGGCGCAGGCGGAAAGGCAGAGAGGCAACGGCTCTCACCTGTGGCGCGGCGGCAAGACAAGCGCGGCCATGCTGATCAGAAACTCACAGGACTACGCCAAATGGAGATCTGCCGTCTTCGCGGCGGACGGGTATTCGTGTCAGATGTGCGGAGTGCTCGGGGGGAAATTGGCGGCCCATCACATCTGGCCATTCCGTGACCACCCGGAGCTGAGGACGGATGTGTCCAACGGCGTGACCCTGTGCTGGCCATGTCATCGCAAGGTACACATGAGAGAGTACGAGTACGCGGAGCGATTCGCGGACATCGTGGCCCAGAGACAGGAGGACCCGGCGAAGCCTCCGTCCAAGCGGAAGCTGACGCCCGACGAATTGGCGTGGCGCACGGGGTGGGCCGGGCAGTATGCTGTGGTCACGACGGACAGGGAGGCGCTGCAAGCGGTGGGGGCGATGGAGTGAGCGAAGCGATGCGGCGTGGAGCAGTGGAGGCTCGCCGGCCTCATAAGCCGGAGGTCGCTGGTTCGAGTCCAGCCGCCGCAACCACAACCGGGCCGTGCGTGGCGCTCCCGCACGAAGCGACGGGACGGGCTCTTGTCAGGGGTCAGCCCGCTCCTGCGCCGAACGGCGGCCCGGAATGCTGGGGGACACCCCGTGGCTAAGGTCGTGGACATCGGCGAGGGCAAGGGCCAGCGCAGGCGCCCGAAGCACTCCACCCTCCCGCCCAGGCCACGGGGACGCCCACCGAAGTATTGCCCCGAGGTCCACGCCAAGCTCGTGGAAGCCGCCCGCCTCGGCCTCTTCCGACGCCTCCAGGCCATGCACGCCGGAATCTCCGAGAAGACGCTGGAAGAGTGGATCCAGGACGGACTTACGCGCCCGTCCGAGTCTCCCTACGGAGAATTGGCCGACCACCTCATGAAAGCCGAGGCCGAGCGAGCCCTGGAGGCGTCCAAGGACGTGGCCCATGCTCGGCGAGGCTGGCAGGCTTCGGCGTGGTACCTGGAGCGCAAGTACCCGTCCGAGTACGGCCGGCGCGTGCAGGAGATCCACGGTAAGGACGGGGCCGAGCTGACCTTCCGCGTCGAGTGGCCCAGCGCAAAGCGAGAGAGCGGGGACGAGGGATGACCGCGCAGGAATTCGCCCGGGCGTTCTCTCGGGCAGGCGGGGCGCACCCCGTGATGCGCGGGACGGCAGAAGCGGAACACGCGCGGCTCGAGGCCGCGGGCCACCTTCGGGAGCACCACTCCGCGGCATCTGATCGGTGGTGGCTCTCGGCGTTCTGCCACGGACGAGCGCGCCCGCTGCGGCACTTCGCCGAGATCGTGACGGACGGGCAAAGGGACCCAGACCTTCGAGATGCGGCGCTGGCTCTCGGCACCCTTGTGCGGCTTCGGGCCGACAACCTGGTGCGGATGGACCGCCGCGGCATGTGGTGGATCACGACCGCGGGCGAGGTTGTGCGAGAAGCGGAGTCGCTGGACGAAGACGACGCCGCGGAGTAGCCCGTGCCCGTCGCAACCCTAACCCTCCCCTCGCTGCACCCCGGCCAGGAAGCCGTCCGAGCCCACCCCGCCAAGTACCGCGTCCTCCCCTGTGGCCGGCGCTGGGGCAAGTCCCGCCTCGCCTCCACACTCCTCACCGAATGCGCCTGGAACGGCGGCAAGGCGTGGTGGACCTTCCCCAGCCACACCATCGCCCGACCCGGCTGGCAAGTCCTCCGCGACATCGGTCACCAGCTCGCCCGCCAGCGCGCCCCCGTCGTCGTCCGCGAGGCCGAGCGTGCGCTTCTGTTCCCGGCCTCCGGGGGCGAAGTCCTGATCCGCTCCGCCGACGATCCCCGTTCCCTCGTCGGCGAAGGGCTGGACCTCGTGGTGCTCGACGAGTGCGGCTTGCACAAGGACCTGACCTGGGACGAGTCGATCCGCCCCACCCTGCTCGACCGGGGCGGCCGCGCCGTCTTCTGCGGCGTCCCCAAGGGCACGCAGGGCCTGCTCTACACGGCCCACCTGCGCGCCACCGCACAGGACGAGGGCTGGGTCCAGTTCCCGGCTACGACCTTCGACAACCCCTTGCTCCCGCCCGACGAGCTGGCCCAGCTCCAGCGGGACTACGACGAGGGCCGGATCCCAGCCCGGTACTTCCGCCAGGAGCACCTCGCCGAATTCCTGCCGGCGGACGGCGTGGTCTTCGAGCACGTCCTGGAGTGCGCCACGGCCCCCGGATGGGACGGCCCACGCCCCGGCAAGACCATCGCCTTCGGCGTGGACTGGGGCAAGCGCAACGACTACACCGCGGTCTCGGCCTTCTGCCTGGAGGACCGCGAGCAGGTCTTCCTCGAACGCTGGCGGGGCATCGAGTACGTCCAGGCCAGGGGCAGGCTCCTCGCCTTGGCCCAGCGCTGGCTTCCGCTGGAGATCGTGGCCGAGGTCAACGCGATGGGCGACCCGATCATCGAGGAGTTGGAGCGCGAGGGCCTGCCCATCCGCAGGTTCACCACCACGGCAGCGAGCAAGGCCCAGGCCGTGGATGCCCTGGCCCTGGCATTCGCCCAGCAGAGCCTCCGGATCATCGCGGACCCCGTGCAGGTGGCCGAGCTCCAGGCGTTCGAGGCGAAGCCGTTGCCGAGCGGGGCGACGCGGTACCAGGCTCCGGGGCAGGGGCACGACGACACGGTAGCGGCGATGTGGATGGCGTGGTCGTCGGTGGACTCGGGCGGGAAGAAGCCGGTCCTCTGGGAGGTGTCGGTCTGAGCGCGCAGTTCGTGGCTGCGGAGCATTCTACCGAGACCAGCGGCGGCTCGGTCAATGGCGTTATGTCAAGCTACGCCGGGAAAGGCATCGGTTTTACAACTTCTCCGGGCGGCAGCAGGGCGAAGGCAGCGATGGCCTTGGCTGTGGAGTGCGGGCGCTTGTGCACCGCGCGATTCGGGATCCGCAGGACGCGCAGGCCCCTGGCCCGCATCACCTCGTCGCGGTAGGCGTCGTCCTTCGTCTTGGCGAGGTGCGACGGACCGTCCAGCTCCACCACGGTTCGACGAGATGGCGAGTAGAAGTCCACGATCCAGCCGAGGACGAATGCCTGCCTCTCGAAACCAAGGCGCTGGAACTGGCCAGAATTCAGCCGCTCCCACAGAAGAGTCTCCGCTGCGGTCGGGTTGTCGAGGAGCTTCTGGCGGAATGCTGCCTTCTCTGGGGAGATCCTGTCGGAGATCCCGGACACCGGATCCAGCGGCGACGCGGCGTCCAGGGCGTCTTCCAGCCGGTACTTGCGGATCCAGGCCGGGATCCCATCCAGCCGCCATCGCTTGTTGATGACGCGGATGGGGCTCTGCCGGCGGCGGGGTCGCTTCGGGCGCATGGCCAAGAATACCACACTTTCCCCTTGACGCGCGCCGGTCCCATGCCCACCGTGTAGTAGATTCGACACAGTCACTTCGACACAGTGTCGCATCGACAGCACGGGGGATGTGGTGGCGCGTTGGCGGTGGCCGTGGGCGAGGGGCGGGCGCGAGGAAGCGGTAGCCTCCCGGGCTAATCCGGCCTGGACGGTCATCCTCCAGGAGATCGGCAACTACACCGACGCCTACCAGCAGCCCCCGTTCGAGCAAGACTTCGCCGAGTACCTCAAGGCGACCAAGCTCATGCCCGTGTTCATGGCCGCGCTCTCGCGCGTCGTGAACGCCGCGGCTACCGTCCCCTGGCTCTACTGCACGCGCAAGGGGGACGTGCTGGAGCCCGAGCGGTCGAAGCTCGCCCAGGTCTTCGAGGGCTACCAGCCGCGCACGCCCAATCCGCTCGCCGGACCGCTGGCCTTGCGCTGCGAGATGTTCCAGCAGCGGGCGATGCTCGGGGAACTGTACCTGTGCCTCGATGGGCCGGCGACGAAGCCGACCGAGGTCATGGTGCTGCGCTCGGCATCCTGCGGGCCGGTACTGACGCAGGATCCGAAGATCCAGATTGTGGACTACGAGTACGGCTACCGGCAGGGCCGGAGCGTGCGGATCCCGCGGGACCTCGTGATCTTCGACCGCGCGCCGCACCCGGCGGACCCCGTGCGCGGGCTGTCGCCCATCGCGATCCTGGAGCAGACCTTCCGCGCGCTCGCGCCCTTCTACGGGCTCCAGGCCAGCACGATGAAGAACGGGGCGCGCATGGGCGGCATCCTCGTGCTCAAGGGCGCGGCGCGGACCACGCCCGAGGAGCGGAAGGCGCTCGGCGAGTCCTTCGACAAGCGATTCGGCGGGTCGAACGCCGGCAAGACTGCGGTCATCCAGGCCGAGGACGCGGACTGGAAGCAGACCGCGATGACCTCGCGCGACGCGGAGTTCAGCCAGCTCTACGACATCATGCGCCGGGAGATCCTGAACGTGCTTGGCGTGCCGCCCGGGCTGATGGACTCGAAGGACGTGAACCGCAGCAACATGCGGGAGCAGCGGGCGATGCTCTACACGGATGCGGTGCGCCCGATGGTCGATAGCGTGCTGGAGTCGATCAACCGGCATCCGTGGGCGCTGGCTGCCGGCGAGTACGTCAAGGCGGACTGGGAGCAGATTGAGGCGCTCCAGCCGAACGCGCTGGAGGAGGCGCAGACGATCGCGACGCTGATCGACAAGCGGGTGCTGACGCGGAACGAGGCTCGGGAGCGGATGGGGCTGCCGCCGGTGGAAGGCGGGGACGACTTCCCGGAGCCCGTGGATCCGCTGGCGGCGCTGCGCGGGTTCGGCGCGGGCGGGAACGGGAACGGCAACGGGAAGCCCGAGCCGAAGCCGGAGGACGAGGAGGTGCCGGCGTGATGGGCGGCGAGTGGGAGGGCCGGCCGCGGCTGAGCCCGCAGGCGAAGCAGGCGGCGGATGCCGCGTCCAAGGCCATCAACGACGCGAAGCGTTCTCCCGCCCCCTCCGCGCCGAAGCCAACAGATGAGCCGAAGGAGAAGTCCGCGCCATGACGACCGTAGCCGCCGTCAAGCTCTCGCGTTCGTCCTTCGCCGGGGAGGCCGCGGCGGAAGCGTGGGCGCATGACCACGGATACAGCATCCGCCGGCCCCAGCACACCGAGGACGCCTACGTCTTCGCCCAGGCGAACGCCGTGGGTACCGCCGAGTGGGCCGTGGGCGACGGCGCGTCGGTCCTCGTGGCCCGCGCCGAGCCCGCGCCCGGGCCGAAGCCGAACCCGTGGGACCTGGCGCTGGAGAACCTCTTGGACCTCGCCGAGCTCGTGCGCTCGTGGGAGGTGGCCGCGCGGAAGCCCGCCGAGAAGGCGATGAGGGCGGGGTACACGGACCGTGCCGAGGACATCGGGCTGCGCCTGCGGTTCAACGTGGAGGCCCCGCGCGTGGCGCTGTTCCTGACCGACCGCACCGCGGCGAAGGTCACGACGATAGCGGAAACGCAGATCGACATGATGCGGACCGTCATTGCGAAGGCGATGGAGGACCAGGCCACGGTGCAGGAGGTGGCCTCGCGCCTGCGGGACCACTTCGAGGACGGGTCGGCGGCGTGGGCCTCGCGCATCGCGCGCACGGAGACGAACGGGCTGTACACGCAGGCCGGGCTCTGGGCCATGTCGGACGGCGGGATCGAGATGAAGGAGTGGCTGTCCGCGCGGGACTCGAACGTGCGCGACAGCCACGTCCAGGCAGACGGGCAGCGCGTGAAGATGGACGAGGACTTCGTGCTGGCCGGCGGGCGCGGGCCGGGGCCTGGGCTCATCGACAGCCCGGAGGAGTCGATCAACTGCCGCTGCACGACGGTGCCGATCTTCGTGGCCGAGGGTGACGTGACGGCGGCCCGCGCGGAGAAGTGGGCGCAGCACGATGCGCGGCTCGTAGCTGCGGAGGTGGCGATGGCGTCCGAGTGGATGCGGCTCTTCCGGGAGCTTGGTGAGAGCGTGGCGGCGAAGGTGGAGGCGCTGGCATGAAGGAACTGCTGATTGCCCGGGCGAAGCTCGCGAAGGTGGACACGGGCGACGACCGCTGGATCGTCGAGGGCTACGCGATGACCGCGGGGCCGAAGGCGGACGGCATGGACATCACGCTCGACGCGATGCGCGGTGTGGGCTCGCTCGAAGGCCTCCCGGTCTACCTGCTCGGGGACCACGAGGGCGGGGATGGCGACCCGGAGCGACTCGTCGGGCGGGTGCTGTCGTCGTTCGTGGACGACATCGGGACGTTCGTGCGCGTGTTGATCTCGCGCGCGGAGGAGAACACCTGGACCAAGATTACGGAGGGGATCCTGCGGGACTTCTCCGTGCTGGCGAAGGTGGCGGGGCAGCGGCTCGCGGACGGCACGCTGAGGGTGACGCAGATGGCGATGCGGCACCTCGCGATCGTCGTGGATCCGCTGGATCCCGCGGCACAGTTCAGCGTGGCGCGCTCGGGTGAAGGCGTGGCCACGGAAGGCGCGGCTGCCGACGCGGCCGGTGAGGCATCGGGCCAGGGCGGCGGTTCCGGTGCTGGGTGTGGGGTCGGGGAGGCGGTTGTCCTCGCCGGCATGGCCGCCGTCACGGGGGCCGCGCTGATGGCAGCCGCGGCCGTCATGGAGGAGTAGCAATGTCCGAGGCCGAGAAGACCGTGGCGGTCGATCCGAACGCCAAGCCGGTCACGACCAAGGCGATCCAGACGGAGGAGGCGGCGAAGGCTGAGGCCGCGTTCCTCGAAGTCGCCCGCAACATGCACTCGACGATGGAGAACAAGTTCGACGCCCTGCTCGCGCTCAAGGGCGCGGCGGATCGTCGGCCCGTCGTGGACGACCGACCGAAGTTCGACGACGTGGACGTGCGGATGGCTCGCTCGATCCGCGATCTCTACGACTCCGACCTGTCGGCGTCGGAGCTGGGGCAGCGGATCCTCAAGGTGGGGAACCGGCTGTACCTGGAGCACAAGGTCCTCAACGGGTTCGCCGCGAAGCGGAACCGTCCGTTCGTGCCGATCAACAAGGGCCGGCTGGCCCCGCTGTACGCGGACGTGCTGGTGGCGGGCGGGATCCTGGCGAAGCGCGAGGACTTCCTGAACGCGCAGATCGACGACGAGGCGACCGTTCGCCGCGCGGACATCTGGAACACGGCCACGTCGAACGAGGGGCAGGAGTGGGCTCCGATCGGCGTGTCGTCGCAGCGCATCGACATCGCGCGCCTCGCGGCGCGGGTGCCGGCGCTGTTCCCGCAGGTGCCGATCCGGCAGATGCGGTCGATGTACGTGCCGACCATCGCGGGTGCCGCGGCGGTGCGCGTGATGTCGCAGTTCCTGGGCACCACGGCCCCGCAGTACCCGGGCACGCAGACGCCGAACAACCCGACGATCGGGCAGATGCAGATCACGCCGATCAAGCACGCGACGGATCCGGCCTTCATCAACATGGAGATGCTGGAGGATAGCCCCACGGCCGTCCTGGAGGCCCTCCAGATGGAGGTGGCGCAGGCGCTCGCCCACGGGTGGGAGTCGGCGATCCTGAACGGGCAGACCACGGCGGACGCGGCGAACCTGGACGGCGCGAACGGGCCGACGGCCGCGGCCGGGTCGTACAACGCGATCCGGTACTACGGCGTGGTGACGAACGCGAACACGAGGGACGCGGGCGGTGGTGCGTGCGGGTACGACGACTGGGCCGCGGCGCTGGCGAGCATGGGGATCTTCGGTCTCCGGAACTCGAACAACCAGCAGGGGAACACCGTGGCGATCCTGTCGCCCAAGGTGATCTTCGACATCACGGCGGACTCGCCGGGTGGCATCAACAACCTGATCGGCAGCTACGCGATGTTCGGTCCGGGCAACCCGCTGCCGGTGGGCACGGTCACGATGCTGAACGGCGTGCCGATCATCCCGACGATGAACTGGCCGGCGATGCTGGCGACGGGCAAGGTCGGTGCCTCGTCGAACAACTTCACGGGCGGGGCGATCGTGGACGTGACGCGCTGGAAGGTCGGCGTGGCGCGCGAGATCGAGGTCAAGACGGTGCCGTTCGAGCTCGACGACGCGATCGGCGTCCGCGGGTTCAGCCGCCACGGCCTGGGCTCGGCTCCTCCGAACACGGACAAGCACGTGGCGATCATCCGGAACGTCGCGGCCTAGCGTCGCGACAGGGACGGGCCGGGGACCCCGAAGGCCCCGGCCCCATCCCGGAAGGGGACGAGATGGCGAAGGTCAAGGTGCTCGCGGACCGCGCGTGCTTCCCGGTGGGAGGCAAGGACGAGTGGTTCGAGAAGGACGCGGAGGTCGAGGTGAGCGCGGAGGAATTGGCCGCGCTCCAGGCGATGGAGTACGTCGGGGCGGTGGTCGAGCTCGTGGAAGCGACGGCCAAGGCCAAGAAGGGAGACGGGAAGTGAAGAAGCGGATGCTTGCGCTGGCGGCGTTCGTGATGCTCGCCGCGTCCCATGTGTACGCGGTGAGCGTGACCACGAAGATCGCGCAGGACAACCTCGACGACGCCGACTCGCTGTCGGCGACGGCGGACACGTCGGACGTGTCGGTCCTCCGTGACGATGTCACGGCGTTCCGCGTGCTGGCGTGGTCGGATTCCGTGATGATCTACAAGACGCAGGTGCTGCCGCCTGGCGGGAGCACGTGGCTTACGGTGGACACGGACACGACCGCGGTGGCGATCCCGGAGAACACGGGCGACCTGACCTCGATCTACTCGGGGTGGAGCGTTCGCGTGATCCTGGACGGGCTCTGGAGCACGGGCAAGAAGATCGGGCAGGCGTACATCCACTGGACGAAGTAGGGGGAGCCCGGGGCGGTCCGTTGGTGGGGGAGACGGTGCCGCCCCGGGTGCAACCCGGAGGAGACGAGGGGATGGCGACGACGAAGCGGGCCGGCGCGGTACTGGCCCTGGTGCTGTTGGCGGCGGTGGTCGTCCTCTCGGGGTTCCGCGGGACGACGAGCAAGACGAGCCGGGGGGGCTACATCAACGACATCCGCGTGACGGCGAACGGGGTGTACCGATTCGCTCGTGACGCGCAGGGGCATACGGCGACGGCGAGCGCGGCGCGGCAGGTGACGTTCCTGGACGTGTGGAACGGCACGGGCAGCGAGGCCACGCTGACGCTGTTCTCGGAGGCCGGCCCGGGCACGGCGGACACGGTGCTGGTGTACGTGCCGGCGCTGACCTCGCGGAGTTGGCCTGGAGCGAACATCGATTCGGTGCGGGTGGCGGCGACGTTCGCAGGCGCGGCGATCATCCTCGGGGGGATGGACTGATGCGCTGGCTTCGTGAGTGGGTGCGCCGGCACTCGTGGGCGCTGGCGCTGGCGGCCCTGGTTGTGCTGGTGCTGGCGGCCGGCGAGGCGAATGCCCAGATCCTTCCCGGGGGGCGCGGAAGCGGCGTTGCCGGGGTGTCGGGGTCGATCTCCGCGGAGAACCCGTGGGCTGGCCGCATCGTGTTCATGGTGGACGACACGCGGGACTGGATCCACGACAACCTGATCGACTCGCTGCGGACTGTGAACGAGGACTCGGGGCTGGTGGGCACGCCCTGGGAGATCCATTGGAACGTCGGCATCAACACGGGCATCGGGAGCGACACCGCGGACAACGGGATCGCCGGATTCCGGGGGCAGGCTGCGAGCACGGGCTGCGGCGGGTACGACTGCCGCATGACGCTGGCGCAGATTGCCACGGTGAACGCCTCGGGGCTCGTGGAAATCTGCTCCCACGGTGGCCGGCACCTATCCTTCGACGAGTACTCCGCGCAGAGCGAGTGGCCCAAGCCCTTCGGTTCGGTGTACACGGACACTACCGCGATGGCGTGGGGCGCGGCGGATCCGTACTTCGTGCTGCGGGACTCGCTCGGGATCACGGTCAAGTCCTTCGTGACGCCGTTCCACCGGATCTCCGACCAGGGCCTCGAGGTGCTGACGAAGTACTACCGGAACATCCGCACGGGCGGCGTCTGGTACCCGACCGGGCAGGCTTCCGTGGACACCACGGTGTTCCCGGACAGCACGGTGTACCTGGTGTCCTCGATGGGCGTGGCGCGCGGGACGAACCTGCAACTGAACAAGCAGAACCAGGACGCGCTCGCCTACGCGATGTCCCGGTTCGATGTCCGGAGTCAGCAGATGTGGGGCCCGTGGTACAACGGCCCGCGCATTATGGTGCCTCACCTGAGTGGGGTCACGCACTCCGGGAACAGCTACGACTCGACCGTGGCGAACTTCGTGGACATCAAGTGGGCCATCGACTTCATCGCCGAGAACAAGATGTTCGGACTCCTGACACTCCACGACCAGGAGCGGACAGACCCGCAGATCGCCCCGGACCTGTACCACATCGGCTACGCGGCCGGCGGCGCGGACTCGTCCTACACGGGCAACGAGCTCGGCATGGTCGGGGTCATGAACATCATCCGGTACTGTGCCGGGCTGTCGCGGAACGGGGCGCTCGGGCGGGACGGGCCGAAGCTCGTGGTGTCGAAGTTCGACGACGCGATGAACGCGCGGCTCGGGCTCTCCTACCTGGACGGCCCGGTGGACACCATCGACAACCCGTTCATGAAGGCTCCGCGCGCCACGCCGAAGAACCCGCTTTGCAAGGTGCCGGCGGGGTTCTTCTACGACCTCGGCTACGACTCGACGGGGACCACGGCGGACGGGGCTTGGGGTGACTCTACGTGGGGATACGTCTCGCCCGACTCCGTGCTCGTGGCCGGCGGGTGGTTCGGCTACGCGGTCAACGACGGGGCCCAGGCGGTGGCGTATGACTCGACGTACACGACGGGGTTGTGGGCGTCCACGACTTCCTCGGGCAACTTCAAGTCCCTGCTCATCCCGGGGATTCCGGTTATCCCGGGAAGCCGGGCCCGGTTCACCGTGTACGCCTCGACGAGCCATGTCTGGAACGCGGCGGGAAACACGACGCCGCACGACTCGCTTTCGGCCTGCTACCTCAACCTGATCGTGAAGCCGTTTTTCGTCGAGCAGGACCCCAGCGATTCGACCGCTGCGTGGCTCCAGCAGGCGTTCACGACCACTACGGACGCTGGGCCGGTGTTGCCGTGGGCGAACTCGCCCTGGGGAGCGGCGTACATGAGCAACATCACGGACTGGACCGGCGGCGCGGCGCTTTCGGAAGCGACGAGCGGGTACGCTTTGGAGCGGCACCTGTCCCGGTTCCACATGCGGGATCAATGGTCCTTCATGCGGACGGCCGGGTACTCGAGCGGTTTCTACAACGACGGGGCGTCGTCTTCGACGGACGCGCAGCAGCGGTGGCGCGAGTTCCACGTGGACGTGGACATCCCTCCGCACATGACGCTGGCGACGGTGGTTATCCAGCCGATCGGGTGGAACGCTGCGGCGGCCTGCTCCCTCGCCATCACGAAGCCCCAGATGTTGTGCTACCCGCGATGATCCGGGCGCTTCTCCTCCTGGCTGGGCTCACGCCCCTGGCGCTGGAGTCGGTGCCGGTGAAGCCGAAGGTGTGGCCCTACGAGCGGCAGGAGACTCCGCGGGCGTACTTCGTGCTCCAGGCCACGGACATGGACAGCAAGCCGAACTGGCCCGAGGACTATCTCAAGTTCTCGCTGGTCGTGGCGAATGCGTCGATCAGCGCCGCGCCGGGGCTTGTGCGGGCGAACACGCAGGTGCCGGACTGCCTGCTGTTGGCTTACCGGAACTTCTCCGACATCGAGGTGGCGGACAGTCGGAGCGGGGCATTCTGGGACAGCCTGGAGACGGCGTTTGACACGACGTTCTGCATCCGGGACCTGGACGACGGGGGCCGGTGCGTGCGGATGCAGGACGGCGGGGACACGATCCCGGCTTGGATCCCGTTCCAGCAGTCCATCGACGCCTTCATGGCGCACTTCGACGCATCGGTGTGGATCAAGGACTGGGACGGGATCTACCTGGACGAGTACACGAACCCGTACCCGGCGTGGCGCTTCGCTCTGCTGCCGGCAAACTACGACATCGACGGGGACGGGGTGGCGGACGACAGCACGAAGCTGGTGGAGCAGCGGGAGGCGGGGCGCGCGTACATCGCGCAGCGAATCCGGGCCTCGATCGGGAGCGACGCGGTGTTCATCGCGAACACGGCTGGGGCTCTGGCGGGCGGGGGCTGCTTCAACGGGATCACGATTGAGGGGATCGCCAGCACGGCGGACTCGACGGCGGCGATCGCGGAGTTCGCGGCGCAGGATTCGGTGAGCGTGGAGCCGAAGGTTCACGTCGTGTGGGTCACGGCGGCGAGCCAGGAGAGGCGCGCGGTGGGCGTGGCTCGTGCTCACCCGAACGTCTGGCTCGGGACAACGATAGGGGTGGACTGATGGCGAATGAACTGGTCGGTTCGGTGACGGCGACGCCCACGGGCCCGGTCACGATCGGGCTTGGGCAGACGTTGGACGTGACGGGCCGCTTCACGCTGAACGGGCCGCCGCCGGGCAGCCCGACGAGCAGCACGTACACGCTGCTCTGGCAGAAGGTGGGGGTGCCGGCGAGCCTCGCGTCCGAGATCGGGGCCACGGCGGGCACCGTCTACACCAAGACGATCCCCGCGGCGCAGCTTCCGATCGGCACGCACCAGTTCAAGGTGGAGGGGTCGGTACTGTACGACCCCTTTGACGAGCAGTACGTGGACTCGAACCTGATCACGGTCCACGTCATGCGCGAAGTGCGCGAGGTCGAAGCGACCTTGCCCGACCGCACGGTCACGGCAGGTCTGGAGTCGCGCACGGTCGATGCCACGCTCCCGTCCCGTGAGGTCGTGGCCGGGCTCGAGCCTCGCACCGTGGACGCGACGTTGCCCGCGCGCACGGTGACCGCGGGGGTGGTGGACTGATGGCCCAGCCGATCCTCGTTACCGAGGGCGATGTCGTCACCTACACCATCACGGTGAAGCGTGCGGGGTCTGCCGTGAACCTGACGCCCTACGCCTCCGTGGTCTTCTACGCCCACGACGACGACTCGGCGGTGGCCACGAACCAGGTCAACGGGGTGTCCTGCACGGTGACGGATGCGGCGAACGGGGTCTGCACGATCGACCTGACGGCCACGCACACGGCGCTCGCGTCGGGCAAGACCTCGTTCAAGGGGAAGTGGGCGGTGCGCCTGACCACGACGGTCGGGAGCAAGCCTGAGTGGACCGCGCAGGAGCCGTTCGAGATCCGCAAGAACCCGTTCGCCACGTGAGGCTGAGATGGCGGTAGGCGAGAACACGTATGCGCTGACGACCCTGGAGCGAGTGCAGCGGCACCTTGGCCAGGACGGCATCTCGGGGCGCGACGAGGACCAGATCGTCAAGCTGATCAACGAGGTGTCGGCCCGGGCCGAGACGCACATGGGGCGTCACGTGCTCTCGCGCACGTACACGCACAACGGGACGATCCTGCCGCGGCTGCCGTCCGAGGGCGGGACGAAGCTCTGGCTCCCGGAGGCTCCGGTAACTACGGTCACCACGCTGAAGCTGCGCCCGGACGCGACGGCCCTCACCGAGGGGTGGGACGAGGACTTCGTGGTGCACGCGCGCGAGGGGATCGTGGAGCTCGTGGGCGGGGGCGAGTTCTGGACCGGGCCTGGGCTCGTGGAGATCACGTACACGGCGGGGTACCTGGCGAGTCCGGCGGCGGGGCAGGAGACGTGGTACGGGTGGACCACGGCGGCGGCGGACCTGCACCTGGCGATCACGCAGCAGGTGGCGTGGGAGTACCGCGTGAAGGACCCAGACCGGATGGGCGTGGTGTCGCGGGCGGTGGAGGGCGTGAACGTCTCGTACATGACGGACACGTGGCTTCCGGCGGTGAAGGAGACGCTGGACAAGTACCGGAGGGTGCCTGCGGTATGGCTCTGAGCGTGGCGGTGCAGGTGCGAGGGCTGGATCAGGCGCGGGCGACGATCCGGGCCCTGCCGGCGGCGTCGCAGGCGGCAGCGGCGCGGATGGTGTACCGGGCCGGATCCGTCGTGGAGCGCCTGTGGAAGCTGCACCTGTCCGGGCCCGGCGGAGCGCGGAACCTGAACGTTCGCTCGGGCAACCTGCGGAACTCTATCCGGATGGAGCGGGTAGGGCCGGCGGCGGTCGTGGTGGGGTCGCACATGCCCTACGCGGCGATCCACGAGTTCGGCGGCACGACGCGGCCCCACGAGATCCGGCCCAGGAAGGCCAAGGCTCTGCGGTTCCAGGCGGGCGGCGGGTTCGTGTTCGCCAAGGTAGTCCGCCACCCCGGGGGCCGGATCCCGGCGAGGCCGCACCGTAGGCCGGCGCTGGAGGATGCGGAGAGCCCGATGGTGGCGATCTTCTCGAACGAGATGGACAGGGCTCTACGGGAGGCCGACCTGGCCGGCGAACGCATCACAGCGGCCTCCCGTGAGCGCCAGGGAGGCAACTAGTGGCCGCCCACCGCCTGCTCGCGCTCCGGGACAACCTGGTGGCCGCCCTGGCCGGGATGAGCCGGGCCGAGGGGTACCAGCTCGACTACGGCCCGGTGCGGACCGGGGGCGTGGACGCGGCATTCGACGATGCGTCCGACCCGAAGTGGCGGCCTCCCGTGTTCGTGGTCTGGGACGGGGAGACGGAGCAGGACGCCATCGCTGGTGGTGAGATGGCGACGGGGCGCATCCGGCACTTCAGCGTGTTCTCGGTCGTGGTCCCGATCGTGTCCGAGGACAAGGACCACGACGCCCGGGCGTGGCAGGTGGAGCAAGACATCCACCGGGCCTTGATGGCGGGGGACTCGCGCGCGCGAGGGAGTGGTGGTCGGAGCACGACCTACCACCAGAAAACGAACTGGGCTGGGAACGACAACGGCGGGGTTCTGGAGTGCGTGTTCGTGGTCCGCTGGGATCACGTTTCCGGCGACATGACGGCGGAGTAGGAGGGGGACGGAATGCCGAGGTGGATCAAGTACGTGGGACCGTCGCCGTCCCGGGACGTTCCGGGGGTGGGGGAGATGGTCCAGGGCGAGGCGGTGCAGGTGTCGGACGCGGTGGCCGAGCGGTTGCTGGGCTCTCCCGTGTTCGCGGAGGCTGCGGCGGGGTCCGCGGCGAAGACCGAGCCGGAGCCGGCCGGGGAAGGTGAGGGGTAGTCATGGCGATCTCGCCCCCGGCGATGGGGCTCCAGGAGACGTTCGGCATCGCGCGCGAAGTGACCTACGGGTCGGCGGTCGCGCCCACCATCTGGTTCAAGGCGTCGCCGTCGAACTGGGAGAACATCGACGACGTGCTGGAGATGAGCGGGCCGTCCGGCGGGATGGTGCCGTTCCGGTACGACGCCACGCGGCCCCGGGCGTACAAGGGCACGCCGCAGATCGGATGCACGGGCCAGATCATCGAGGCCGAGTTCGACGACATCGGGCACCTGCTCTCCAACGCCTTCGGGGTGCCGACGTTCAACACGAACACGCCGGTGGCCGGGGCGCACACGCACGTCTGGACGATGCCCTTTGCGAGGCCGGCGACGACGCCCACTTCGGTGAGCGCCGGTCAGTTGAAGGGGTTGGAGGACCTGCGGTTCGCCGGGGCGATGATCGATACGCTCGCGCTGCGGGCGCAGCCTGGGGCGATCCTCCAGCTCGTGCTCGACTGGATCGCGCAGTCCGGCGGCGCGGCGGAGGTGGACGACGCGGACACGGAGGGGTACTCGACCGCCCCGTGGATGGAGTTCCACCACGTCAACGTGCGGTGGCACGCGACGCCGGGCACGGCCACGGGATCGCTCGCCACGCTGAACGCGGGGTCGGAGCAGTCCACGATCGAGTTCATGATGCGGAACGGCTACCGGCGCGAGCAGGCGGCGGGGAACGGTGTTCGCGGGATCCGGGAGCCGACCTGGGCCGGGTACCGCACCGCGCAGATGACGTTTTCGCGGGACCTGTTCAACGACACCTTCTTCAACGAGTACCACGGCTCGACCTCGCCCACGTGGTTCTCGGCGATCGAGCTCCGGGTGCAGACCACGGAGTTCATCACGGGGAGCACGCCCTACGAGCTGCGGATCTACATGCCCTACGCCGTGATCCAGCGGCGTTCGGCCTACGACGGCGGGCCCGGGATCATCCCGGAGAACCTGACGTTCTTCGCGGGTTCGGACGGGAGCGTTGCCCCGGTTACGGTGACGCTGATCAACGGCACGGGCAGCACTCCTTACGGATCCTAGCCAAGAAAGGGGGCCGACGACCCCATGAACCTCCTTCCGAGACTGCCCTACGAGGTGCCCGGCACGGGGGCCGTGCTGTACGTCGAGGGCATGACCTACTTGCAGATCAAGGAACTGGAAGCAGCGCGGGCCGAGGCGGGCGATGCGTTCGACGAGCGCACGCCGCTTGTCGGCAAGGTGTACGGCGAGGGCGGCGATGCGCCGGTCTGGAAGACGCTGGAGGAAGTGGAGGCGGCCTGCACTCCGGGGATGGTGAAGGAGTTGATGGGGCTCCTGGTGCGCGCGAGCTACGGAGGCGAGGTGGCGGATAAGCTCTTTCGCATCGCCGAGCGCGAGGATGGGAACGCTGGTTCTGCACCAGATGGCGAAAGCCTACGGGGTGAGACCGTCGCAGATCCTGCGGGGTAGCGGGCTGGACTACGCGCTGGACTCGGCGGTGTGGAACGTGGGTGTGGAGATCGAGAACCGGCTGAACGCGGCGAAGGACGAGGGACAGCGGAACTCGATCCTGGCAGGGCTCCGGTCGGCAGCGGAGGCTCCGGCGAGAACGAAGGCGGCAAGGGGGAGGCGACGTGCCCGACGTTCGTAAGAACATCGACGTACTGATCCGGGCGAAGGACGAGACGCAGTCGGGCGTCCGGACTGCCGACGCTGCCCTGTCGTCCTTCAACAAGACCACGCTTGCCCTTGGGATCTCTGCGGCCGGCGTGGCCCTGGGCATCCGCACGATGGCGAACGAGATGGACCAGCTGTCGAAGACGGCGCGCCAGCTCGGGGCCACCACGGACGAGGTGCAGCAACTCACCTACGCGGCGCGCATCATGGACGTGGAGTTCTCGGCGCTGTCGAACTCCGTAGTGGAACTCCAGCGGCGGCTCGATGACCCGACCATCGCCATTGCGTTGTCCCGGATCGGACTTCGGATGGAGGACATCCGGGACCAGTCCCCGGCGGTGGCGCTGGAGAAGGTCACGGCGGCGCTGGGCCGGATGGAGTCGCAGACGATCAGGGCGGCTACGGCCTACGAGTTGTTCGGGCGGCAGGGCCGGGAGATCCTGGCGGTGGATTCCAAGGAACTCCTGCGGCTGATGGGGGACGCTCCGGTGATCCCGCGCGAGTCGATCGAGGAGATCGGGCGCTTCGGGGACGAGTGGGACAAGCTGGAGATGAACGCGAAGGCGGCGGCGGCGACGATCGCGGGCCCGGTGATCTCCGCGGTGAACGGGCTCATCGAGCTGCTGGATCGCGGGCGCAGGGCGGGCTCGTGGCTGGCGGACTTGATGCCTTGGGCGACAGGTGGGGCGTGGGGCGGGCGCACCGGGCACATGGGCCGGCCGCGGATGCTGACGGGGAACCTGGAGATGGTCCCCGGGCTTGGGATGGTGCCGACCGAGACGTCGCCCATTTTCTCGGACATCAACCAGCCGACGCAGGACCGGCTCCGCGCGGTGCGCGAGGAATTGCGGCGCGCGCACCTTGCCCTGAGCGTCCGTGGTTCCATGATTGGTGGGGCGTCGATGCGCCCCGGGGGATCGATCCGGGGCATGGAGTTCGCCGGCCCCGTGGGGATGTTCCCGACGAGCGCGGAGGAGGAGAAGCAGAACAAGGCGCTGGAGGAGCGGGTGGGCCACCTCGCCGACCTTCGGGACTCCTACGACGCGCTTCGGGATGGGATCCGCGAGGTGGAGATCCAGGCGGAGAGCCTCGGCGCTACGCTCGTAGACGGGGCGTTCCGGTGGGCCGATTCGTGGTCCCGCGGCATGGCGCTGGTCCAGACGAAGCAGGCCGAGTTCGCGGACATCGGCAAGCGCCTGTTCCGCGCGATGGTCACGGATATGCTCGCGTGGATCAACCGGCTCATCGCTCGGCAGATCGTGTCTGCGGTCCTGTCCTCGATCCTCGGCGGTGGCGGGAATGTGGCGGGTGCGATCCAGGCGGCGACCGCGGCGGCCGGCGGGGGTGGTGGGGCCGTCCCGATGGGCCTGCCCGAGTCCTCCCGCGCCTTCCGCCCGCCCCAGGTGGCCACGGGTGACTTCTCCCGGCCCGTCATCGTGCAGGCATCCATCTCCACGGTCTTCGGCAGCCAGTCCGAGGTCCGCGCTGCCGCCTCCCACCTCAAGCGCGTGATGGAGCAGGTCTGATGGGCTTCCACCTCGACATCCAGTCCGCGCCCGAGCGCCGCGGGTCCATCGGCACGCCGGCTACGGGATCGTGGTCCACGAACCCCACGCCCACGATGAGCGGCACCTACGTCGGCGACACGAACAAGACGCTGACCTTCGGCGTGACCACGGGCGGGCTCATCGGCACGGCCTCCACGATCGTCGTGAACTGGTCGGACGGCACCGAGTCCGGCTTCCTGAACCTCGGCACGGACTATGGGTACGCCGCGGCGGACGTGGTGCTGGTCCACGAGGGCGTGAGCGTGGCCTTCGCGGCCGGGACGTTCGTGACCGCGGGAAGCCCGACCTTCACCGTGTCCCTGGTCGCCGGGAACGCCCTCCGGCCGAATCACCAGATCATCGAGGCCGACGCCGCGCCCGTGGACAACATCCCGACGTTCTCCCGGCAGGAACTCGACGTGTCGCACGTCTCCTGGGAAGGGATCGAGCAGCGGGTGCGGACGGCGATCTTGCGGAACGTGGACGTGTCCGTGGACTTCTACGACGCGGCGAACTACGACCTCGCGGCGTACCTGGAGGCCGAGCGGCACCTGGTCACGCTCGGCGAGGACTACGACGAGACCACGGTCTTCTGCTGGAAGGGGTACCGGGGCACGGCTCTCCTGCCGCTGATCGGGAAGGCGGGGACGTTCGCGCGGTCGGGCATCGGGTCGTTCGTGGATCCGCGCACGGGAAAGGTGACGCACGCGGCGAGCGGGACGCCGCGGTACCCGGGCGGGCAGCTCGGCCCCGCACTCGAGATCGGTGGGGGCACCACGAATCTCCTGACTCGCTCCTCCGCCCAGTCGGGCACGCTCTACTTCACGGCCTCGTCCGGGGCCGTGTCCGTGGCCTACGACACGAATGTCCTGCCGCCGTGCAACCCGGACGACGCGAACATCCCGGCGGCCTTCCGCGCGGGGAGCCTGCGGGTGGCGTTCTCGTCCGCGGTCGGGCTCGGGGCCAACGCGAACTCGACGGACGTGACGGTCGTGGCATCCACGACGTACACCGTGTCTTGCTGGCTCAAGGGGCACGGCCAGGTCATCCTCACCTTCCGGTCCGGGCCTGCGTCCGCGGCCAACACGCGGGCCACGACGGCAGTGATCGACCTGACCGACACCTGGACGCGGTACGAGGCGACCGGGGCGACCGTGGGCGGCGAGGTCGTGGGGGACATCACGATCACGACCGGCGGCACGCAGGCTGCGGTCTGCTGGGCGTGGGGCTGGCAGCTTGAGGCGAAGCCCGCGGCGACCGCGCTGGTGGTGACGGACGGGGCGTCGGGCACGCGAAACGCCGAGACGCTGAACTTCCCCGTGCCGATCCCAGGATGGGCGGGCACGCTCGGGCTCTGGTTCTGCTGGCCCGGAGACGACGGGGCGTCCACGTACAGCCTGCTTTCGGGCTCTGGCGTGGCCGGGGCCGAGCGGTTCGCGCTGTTCTACAACGCCTCTGCCTCGGTTCTCCAGTGGTTCACGAACACGACGGGCGGCTCCAGTCTGTCCGGCTCGGTGAACCTCGTGGCGGGGACCTGGTACCACGTGGCGCTGACCTGGGAACACGAGTCCACGGACCACGACATCGCGCGGGTCATGTACCTGAACGGGGCATCGCTGGCGTCGGACGCCTCCCAGAACTGGGAGCCGACCTTCGGGACTGGCATCGACATCGCGCCGTCCCTGGTCGGCGTTACGCTGCTCGGCCTGCGCGTGCAGAACGTCCGGATCGACGGCGAGGTCAAGGACGCCACGGCGGTCGCCGACTGGTACGCGCGGGGCACCTCCGAGACCTGGATCTCTAACCTCCGGAACACCTACGGCCGCTTCTACCGCCTGACGAACGTGTCCGAGGCGTGGCGCGGGGCGTTCGCACCTGACCAGATCCTCGCCACGGCCTCGCTCGTGGAAGCGGGGAGGGAACCGGACTCGCTCCTGGTGCCGGCATGATCCAGCTTGACGCCGCTACGGCCCTTACCCTGACGAAGTCCGAGGTCACCGCGCGCCCAAAGGTGACGTGGAACCTCCAGGGCGGGGCGATCGACCTCACCGACCGCGTGGTCGGCGGTGCACTCCCCGGAGTGCGGCACGAACTGGGCGCGTACCTCGCGGGCGAGCGGTTCCCCGGGGTGACGTTCGAGCTTCAGAACGCGGACAACCTGCTGACGCCCGACGATGTATCCGGCTCGCTCCTGGCCAACAAGCTGCCCCAGGACTGGCTCCTGGACGAGATCGTGTACGAGGTCGAGGTCCAGCGCGCGGACGGCACGTGGGAAGCGATCCCCGTATTCACGGGGCTCGTCTCGGACGTGCTGCTCGACCCGGGCAAGGTCACGGTCACCGCGGTCCCCGTCCTGACCTACGCGAAGGAAACGGAGCTTCCCTGGGAGTTCACCTTCACGCCGTCGTGGATGCTGAACGCCGTGTCCTACTTCTTCGGCGCGAACACGACGATCACGTACCCAACGGACTTCGACCAGAGCTTCACGTCCGTCCTTGAGCTGTTGCCGTCGCTGGACTGGAACCTGTACGGGACGATCAAGCGGGGGACGACGATCGGGGACGCCTCGCTGCTCGTGGCGAAGTCCTGCATGTGTTCGCTCTGGACCACGGAGACGGGGAAGATCGCGGCGGCCTCGGAGTTCCCCGGGCAGTGCGGAGACTTCGGGATCTGGCCCTCGTACTGGCCCGATCCGATCCGCGCGGAGGATGGGTCCGACTGGCGGCTGTCCCGGCCGATGGACCTCGCGGCGCGGGAAGTGGTGATCCAGTACCAGGGCGTTAGCGTGTCGTGGCGGTCCACGTCGCACGAGGGGAACATCGGGCGGCTCTCGCGGACGGTGACCGCGCCCTACATGGCGTTCAGCCGGCAGGCGCTTCTCGCGGCGCGGCTGTTGTTCGAGCAGTACGGGAACTACCCGCTCGTCCTGTCCTGGACGATGGGAATCCGCGGGCTGCCCATCCAGCTGAACGACCGCGTGCCGATCGTGGACCCGTGGTCCGGGACGGTGCGGACGTGGCGCATCGTGTCGAAGCACGTGGCCTCGATGGAGATGGTGCGCTTCGAGGCGGTGCGCGAGGGGCACGAGTCCACGGTGATTACGAACAAGACGTTCGCGAAGTGGAGGACCACGACGTGGAACGCCTCGGGGGCTGAGTTCCTGTGAGATTCCCGAAGCGCCAGATGCCGGGCGGGAAGGGCGGCGCGCTCACGGTGCCGCCGGGCGGGACGATCCCGTCCGGGCCTCCGGCGAACGGGGCGTGGTACGTCTACGAAGGACACTACTACTACTACAGCAACGGGAACTGGTTCGACGAGAGCGGGAACAACGCCTGGATCCCGGTCTGGTTCACCACGTCGCCCTTCCAGAACTTCACGGAAGGCGTGTTCGCCGCTTCCGCCGCCGGGATGCCGTGGCCGGCGTGGGGCACGGGGAACCAGGTGGCGGACGATCCGATCGCCCTGGCCACGCACATCGAGCAGATGCGCGGCGTCCTCGTCATGTGCTTCATGGCGGTGAACTCGTCCGTGCGTATCCCGATCCGGGACCACGACCTGGGGCCGGACGGGCAGGTGATCTACGGGGACTCGCTCCTGGACCCGGCGATCCCGCCGATGGTCTGCTTCCGGCACAACATCAACTCCACGTCGGACATCGTGAACACGCCGGGCTCGACTACGGCGGAATGGTCGGACGTGGCGGTGGGCTCGCGCGGGATCACGGCGTCGGATGACCGGCAGTTCTCGGTCACGCTGACCTTGGAGAAGGAGCCGCAGCCGCACTGGGTCTTGAACGTGGGCTTCACGAACAACACGGGGGCCGGAGACACGACGTTCGCGTGCTGGCTCGTGGGCGTGGGCGCGCCGATCGACTACAGCGGGGACGACTGGGAGTCGGGATCCGCGGGCGTCGGCGGTCACTACCACATCTACCTGCCGTTCGACTCGATCCTTCCCGGCCGGCAGAACTTCCTGACGGACGGCGGGTCGTCGGCGCGCACCAAGTTCATGCAGCGGACGTTGTTCTGGAACGAGGACTACATCGCGCCCACGGCGAACGCGATTCTTTACCTGACGGACACGGGGGCGACGGGCGGCGGGGACGTGTTCGCGTCCCAGGTGCCCCCGTGCGTGTGGGTCTTCGGGGACGATGTGCTGGACCAGGACCGCGGGGCCACGGTGGCGAATCTCCGGATGTCGTCTTGGGGCATCGGGTTCGACGTGGACGGGTACCTGAACGAGGACACGGACCCGGGGCTCGGCACGGGCGGCCAGAGCATCCAGACGCCGAGTGCGGACGAGTATTCGTGCTACTCGCGCGTGGGCACCTACGGTGCGTCGAACGAGTGGGGCGTGAACGTCTTCAACCTGTGCAACACCACGAACATCAACGGGAACGCGCGCGCTCCCGCATCGGGCACGGGGAATCGGCACTACGTGGCAATGGCGTTCGGCGTGGATGCGGCACCGGGCTCGGCGGCGGCGGGCAATCGGCTGTGGTCGAAGCAGGTGGTGGCGACCACGATGGACACGGCGGTCCTGCGCGAGCGCGCGCTGTGGGTTGTCCGGCTGAACCTGATTGGGGGCTACGGCTCGGTCTGGTGGACGGACGACGGGTCGAGCGGCGGGGATAACCTGTTCGACACGGGGGAGCCGGTGTGCGTGGTGGCGCTGGCGTCGGATGCGCGCAAGCCGCAGACGTGGACGATCGACGGGCACTACGGGCCGATGATCCGGGCGGACGTGACGGGGGCGGACGGCCAGTTCATGTACCTGACGGCGCAGTCGGGCGGGAAGTGGGTGACGGAGGTGTTGATGGGCGGCCCGGCGTCGGCGGGGCTGTTGTCGCAGGGAGACAACGCAGACCGGCAGGTGGTGCTTTACGCTATGGGGCTGAGCGCATAGCATAGCCCCCGTGGCGGTAGGCTCGCGTCGGCGAGCCTGTCTTGCGCGCTGGGGAACCGGCCCGGGTGACGGGTGGGAGAGCGCGACACGGGGGCACTCGAACAGGCATGGGGGGTGGCGGTGGACCTGGACAAGCTCATCCTGACGATGATCGGTCTGTGCGTGACCTTGGCATTGCAGGCGGTGGTGCAACTCATCGTGGCGATGCGGAAGAACGGCACGCACGGGGCGAAGGAGCTGGTGGAGGCCATCGCCGAGATGCAGAGTCGCGGGCAGGAACAGATGCACGCGGCCTACCCTCCGGACAAGTTCAACCGGATGCACGAGCGGATCATCCAGGTTCACGAGGTGGTGGTGACGGGGGACAGGAAGGGCGCGGTGCCGCAGCGTCCGCAGTTCGATGGGGGCTCGAGATGACGAAGCGCGACGCGGCGCTAGGCTACCTGGACTCCTTCCTGGGCGTGTTCTACCGCTGGGGCGGGGACGATCCTTCGGGCTGGGACTGCTCCGGGCTGATGGTCGAAGTGTTGCAGGGCGTGGGCGTCCTGCCGCGGGTCGGGGACTGGTCCGCGGAGATGTTGCGTAAGCGGTTCACTCCGGCGCACGTCCCGATCCGCGGGTGCCTGGCCTTCCGGATGAACGCGACGGGGCAGGCGGTCCACGTGGGGATGGTCTGGGACGTGACGGACGACGGGGCCGCGCTGGTGATCGAGGCCGGCGGCGGGGACTCGACCACGAAGACCGAGGCGGACGCGATCAAGGCCAACGCCTTCGTGAAGCTGCGGCCCGTGTGGGCTGGCGCGGTGTACGCCGATCCCTTCGCAGTGCCCGCGCCCGGGGACGTGTGATGCTCCTGCTCCTGCTCCAGTCAGCCGAGGATTGGGCGGACTACTACGGGGCTCCGGAGCCGGAGACATTCGGGCAGGTGGTGGCGCTCTTGCTCGGGAACGACGTGACCTCGCCGATGGTGATGGAGGCGGCCACGGGGCTCGCGGCGGTGCTGGTTTTCGCGATCCACCGGACGGCGTGTTCGCTGATCGCGGAGCAGTTCTACCCCGCGGCGCTGGCCTCCTCGGTGCTGACCTTGGGCGTGCTGCTGGCCGGCGGGAGCCTCGCGCTCTTGCACGAGGTGACGGTGAGCCAGGCGATCCAGTTCAGCATGGGGACGCTGGTGACATACGCGACGGCGATGGGCGTGGCAGCGAAGGGCGGGAAGGTGGGCGACGTTTCCGGCGTGTTCCGCCGGGGAAAGGGGACGTGACGGTGACTCTCGGGGCGGGTTGGAAGACCTACTTGGCGGCGGCGGGAATCGCGCTGACGGGCGTGGCGAAGTTCCTGGGGCACGAGATCAACGGGGTGGAGCTGCTCCAGACGCTCGCGGAGGCGCTGGCGGTGGCCGGGTTCCGTGACGTGATCGGCCGGATGCTGGCGAAGTAGGCGATGCCGCGCACGGTGTCCGGCGTCAACGTGTTCTACGCCTTCGCCAAGGACGTGGCGACGGGCAGGCCGGACCACGCGGACCTCGCGCTGGCGTTCGTGGACGAGTACGTGAAGCTTCCCTTCCTCGAGGAAGCGGGGATGGACGTGGCGATGCACTTCCGCGGCAAAGCGGACTACGAGCTGGCGCTTCGGGTGATGCGGCGGCTGCTCGGTCGGTTCAGCGTCACCCTGGAGGACTGAGCGATGAAGCGGACCTTTCTCGCGCAGGTGTGCGCGCTGGCGCTCCTTTCGGCGTGGGCTCTGCCGGCGCAGGCGCAGGTGGTGGGCGGCACGGGGGGCGCGACGCTGGTGATGGCGGACGGCGAGCTCCACTCCGCCGGCACGATCTTCGGCGAGGTCGAGTGGCAGTACCAGGACGACCAGGGCCGGCTCCGCGGCGGGCTGCTCGGCTACACCGGCATCTCGAGCGAGGGCGGCGGCGAGCAGGTGGGCGGCGGGTACCGGTTCTACTGGTCGCGGCCGGGCGGCTCCTTCCTGTTTGTGGGCCTCGGTGGCTTCGTGCTAGGCGAGGATACGCCGGGGGTGGCCGAGCTGACGGCATTCGGGGGTGGCGAAGTCGGGATGCAGATTCCGGGGCCGAACGACGGGAAGGTGACGGGCTTTGTGGGTCTATACCCGTCCCTGGTCGGCACGGACGGTATCGCGGTGTGCCGGCTCGGGGTTCGTGCGGCTCTGAACTGACGGGGGCTCCGGGCTGGCCGAGCGTTCCGGGCGCACCCCCGCGCGGGCCGGGCTCGGACCCCCACCAAGCGAGGCGGGAGGCTCACGGCGAGCCTCCCGCTTGCCGTTTCAGGCATCCAGTACGACGTGGACGAAGCCCAGCCGCTCGGCGCATGGCTGGCGCTCGGGGTCTCCGTTGAGCGCGGGGTCTCCCTGCCGGCGGATCTGCCAGCCGTTGCGCGTGCCGCAGGGCTGGGTAGCGCCGGCCCAGGCTACGACCTCGGCGTCGGTCCAGGTGGCTGGGACGCAGACCTGGGCGTCGAGCATGCCGTAGTGCGTGAACTCGGGCCGGGGCTGGCCCTGGGTAGGGGCCTGGGCCGATCGCTCGTCCTGGGGCATGGCAGGGGCCTTCCCGGGGTCCGTGGTCATGGGGCTACGCCTCCTCCAGGATGGCCAAGGCGCGGAGCGTGGCATCCGCCGCGTCCTGGGCCTCGCGCTTGTGGCCGTACTTGCCGAGTGCCTTGCCGGCCTCGCGGATCCCAGCCAGGAGTTCGCGCCCGGCCCGGCGCTGGAGCGCAAGGCGAACCTGCAGCTCCGCCACGGCATCCCGGATCGCCTGCTCGTCGGTCGTCATCCTGCCCTCCCTCGCCCCTTGGGGGCGGCCAGCCGGTCCTCCAGCAGTTCCCGAACGATCGCCCCCAGGCTCACGAATCCCCCGCGCTCGGCGTGGAGCCGCGCCTGGAGCTTGCCCAGCTTCTCCCGCGTGTCCTTCCGCATCACGACGCGAACCGTCGTCCAGTCCTTGCTCTTGGGCATCCCGCCCTCCCTTCGACCACCAATCTAGCCTATCGCGAAAAGTGGCGCAAGGCGAAAAAAAGGTATTGACCCGGCCCCGGTCCTGGCCGATGATCCTTGCGTCGGGTAGGAGCCCGGCAGGAGGAACCCACGATGACCGCGAATCAGTACGCCGAGGCTCGCGCCGCTGTCTACGCCGCGCAGGCCGTCGTGATCTGGCGCAAGGCTGCCAAGCAACTCGCCGAGACGCTGCGCGAGGCCGCCGACCATCCGTCCATCTGGGATCGGGTGGTCGTGCTGGCCCGCGCCGAGCTTACGCTGGCGCAGGCCGACTGCCAGCACGCGGAGCGGGTCTACGACAACATGACCGAGGAGGCGTGCCCGTGAGCGCCTACCTGGAGCGCGCGGAGGCGGAGTGGGACCGGATGAGCCTTGCCGAGCGCATCGAGGCGCTGGACACGGGCGACAACGACCTGCTCGGCTTCGTCGAGTGGTGGAAGGAGAAGCGCGAGGCTTGGCTGAACGGGGACACCACGGTGTTCGTCGGGTGGAGCCTCCCCGGTCCCACGCAAGCGATCGAAGCCTACCTTCGCCAGCACCCGCGCTTCGCGGCGTGGCTCGACCGCGAGGCGGGGCGCCAGCAGCAGCTCGACGAGCCGGACACCGATCCGAACGACTAACCCCACAAGACCGAAAGGACACCAAACCATGCGCTCCGAAGACCGCTTTCCCTCGACCTTCCTCAAGGCCGACAGCCTGACCAACGACAAGGGCCAGTCCATCGCCAAGCGCGTCACCATCACCGGCGTCGAGGACGTGACCTTCCCCGATGGCAAGTCCGGCGTCGCGCTCACATTCAAAGAGACCGACAAGAAGCTCACCCTCAACAAGACCAATTGGAACGCCGTGGCGAAGATCACGGGCGAGCCCGACGACGAGAACTGGCCGGGCAAGAAGATCGAGATCTACCGCACGATGGTCGAGTTCAAGGGCGAGATGGTGGCGAGCATCCGCTGCCGCCCGGTGGGCGGTTGGGACGCCCCGCCGCCGGCCGAGGAGCCACACGGCGAGGACGGGGGCGACGACGGCGCGTCGGTGCCCTTCTGATGGCCGCCGACGAGGTGCCCGTCTCTGATAACCCGACTCCGCTGGAGGAGGCGGAGCGGGCGCTGGAGCGGATCGCGTGGCACAGGCGCAACCTGGAGCATCACCGGCTTCTCGCGGCGCAGCGGGAGGCGGAGATCCGAGAGCGCATCGCGTACAACGAGTCGCTTTTGAAGGGTCTGGCGTGGCGTCTTCGGCAGGAGTACGGGAAGGCCGAGACGCCGCTGCCGGGAGGCGGATCTGTGCGGATCGCGAAGGCGCGCGGATCGTTCCTGATCGAGAACGAGGCGGAGGCGGAGGCGTTCGCGCGGGCCGTGGATTGCGTGAAGGTGCGGACCGTGGAGTCGATCGACAAGGCGGGGCTGCGCGGGAAGTTGAAGGAGACGGACGAGGGGCTGGTCGATCCGAGGACCGGGGAGTTGGTGACCTGGGCGAAGATCGAGCGGCCGGCGGATGGGATGTCTCTGTCGTACACGCTTCCCGGGAAGGAGAGGAGCGAGGGCGATGCCTAGGGTCACGCGGGCGCAGGCCGAGGCGGCGCTGGGGAGGATCCGCAGGGAGTTCGCATCCGACGCGGAAGCCGAGGACAAGGAGGAAGCATGAGCCGCCACACCTGGGGAGAGCCGTACCGGACGCAGGGGAAGGCGTGGCCCATCTGGCCCGCCGTGGCCTACGGGATCGCCGCTTGGGCGGCGCTGGCGTGGGCGGTGTGGGCATGACGCTGGACACCGCTGCCCTGCGGTGGGGGCAAGCCATGCTCCGGGCCGGGGAGGAGAAGATCGGAAGGGACACGGTTGGATTCGACGACCGCAGCACGCGGCTGTACCTGACGCTCGCTGGCATCGGCATTCCCGGGTGCGGCCCGTGGCTGTGGACAGAGATCGACTTGGCGTGCGTGATGTACGCGCAGGACGTGGCCGAAGGGAGGCACCGATGACCCGCCCCGTGGCCGCGCAGGTACGTCGTGATCGCACACGACGGGCCGCCTCGCGGGTACTGGCGCACGATCCTTTGCACGCCCGACGAGGAGAAGGCGATGGAGACGTACAAGAACCTGATCCTGCACCACCCCTCGGCGGGCGGCGTGCGACTGCTGAAAGACGGCATCCCCATCCGCCACGCCGGGGCGATGGGAAAACCCGGAGGTGAGGAGTGAGCGAGATCCGAGGGGCCCGTGTTCTCATGGGCGACAGCATCCTGGAGATGGTGCGAGAGGGACGCGAGAGTAGTGCCCGGGCCTTGCTGGCGAAGTGCAAGGGGCGGGCACGTCCGCGGTGCCGGAAGTGTGGGCGTGCCATCCGTGGCATCCACCACGAGTGCGGATCGCACCACTACGGGGCGACGCCATGATCCGCGCCCTTCTGCTGGCCCTCGCGCTCGCCGGATGCGAGGGGCAGGTCCGTGAGTCTCCCGCCGTGCCCGAAGACTGGTACCCGCTCAAGCACACCTACGAGGCGTTCGCCCGGATGGACTCCATCGCCCAAGCCGACACCAGCCGCCCGCGTGGCACCGTCCTGTGGCCTGCGTGGCCTCCGGCTGGATCGGATGCCGGCTTCGTCCACCCCGACAGCGCCATCGCCCAAGCCGACCCCACCACGGAGGCGGACTGGCCGTGGCTGGCCCAGCCGTGCAGCCTCACCGTGAAGAACGACACGCAGCACACGCTGCTGCTGGAGCAAGCCCACGTCGTCACCCTCGCCAAGCCCGGCGACAGCCTGACCGTCGAGCTGGGCGGACTCGTCACCATCCGCGAGGAAGGGAGCTACGATGAGTGAGCCGAAGCTGACCGTGGGCCGCGTGGCGACGTGGCGACCGATCGACGCGGAGAACGTGCTGTTCCGAGCCGGGCTCCAGGATGACCACATCCGAAGCCAGCGGGCAGCGGGCTACGTTCGGGCAGCGATGCGAGAACTCGTGCGCGAGTTGAACGGGAGGCTCGTTCTCGCCCCCGCGCCGCAGCCCGAGGCGAGGGCCGAGCCGGTGGCCACGAACGAGGCCATCACCCACAACATCGGCGTGGCCGCGCCGGACTACACCTGCCCGAGGTGTGGCGGGGTCTTCGCTCCCGGGAACTACACCTGCAAGTGCCCCGCACAAGACGCCATCGCCGCCGCGAACGCCCGCATTGCCGAGCTGGTGCGGGAGCGGGACGAGGCGTACCGCAAGGGCGTGGCTGCGGCGAAGGAGGCGTGCGCGAAGCGGTTCCTCGATGAAGCCGACGCCCACTCCAACGACGGCAACCCGATCTGGTTCACGCTCTCGCAGATGTCTGCACGCATCGTCCGCGAGACCGAGGTGCCGGGGCCATGAGCCAGCGCAAGAGGCACACGGGAAGGCTTGCCGACGTTCTCCGCTTGTACCGCCTGTGGAAAGACGTTGGGATGCGAGACCTTGCTACCGAGATCGGCGTGTCGGCATCAACCATCTGTCGCCTAGAGAGGGGCGAGGTCGCCGATTGGCCTACGATGTGGAAGCTCATGAAGTGGCTTCTGGACGAGCGGCCATGACCTGCCGCTTCTGCGGTCGCCCGAGCGTCGGCCCGACCTGTTCCCGCGCGTGCGCTGCCGCCCTACCCAAGCGCGAGCCCTGGCCCCTGCCCGGACCGCGCGCCTGCATCCGCAAGACCAAGCCACAGCCCCGGCGTTTCCGGTGGCAGGAGGTGGAGTGACCGTGAGCAACCTGTACCTGACCCGAGAGGCCGCGGAGGCGCTGCGGAAGGCGCTGGACGAAGGCACGACCCCGGCATCGCGATGCGTGAAGGTCTACCACCTGCTCGACTCCCTCCCCGTTGTGGACGCGGTGCCGGCGGATGAGGCGCTGGAGGTCATCGCGCTGCTCGCGCACCCGGCGGCTCTCGATCTGGTCCCGGAGGAGGGAGACCCTACGCCCGACGACGTGGAACAGCGCATCGCCGCCGTCCGCCACGCCCTGCGCGCGGCGCAGGCGCAGGCCGACGCGCCGAAGGAGGAGACGACGTGAGGGCGTTTCCGGTCATGCGCGGGCAAGAGATCGTGAGCGTCCCGTGGTCCTTGCTAAACGACGAGCACGCGCGGCGCGTTCACGGGCAATCGTTGGAGGAACTAGCGGGACGAGGGGGGCTTTCTCCCGGCGAGATCCTGCTGAACATGACGCGCCAGCGTCCGTCGTTCTCCACGATGCCAAGCGACGCGGCTGGCCGCGCCGTCCTTCGCGCAGTGCTTCCGCTGATCGACACGCCGCCCCCGCTCGACGTGATCCGGCGCGGGCACTCCGGCATTGGTCGCCTCAGCGACGCGGCGAGGACGGGCACATACTCGGACGCAGAGATCGAGGCGGCCTGCGCCGACGCCCGCGCCGCCATGCACCCGCTGCCGAAGGAGGAGTGACGTGCTGCGCGATCCGAAGGACGTTGCGGCGGAAGCTAGGGCGGCGATGTCCGTCCTGTTCGATCGGAAGTACGGTGGTCAGGAGATCGACCATTCCGTGGACACCGGGGCAGCCATTGAGGCTGCCATCCGCGCCCGCGACCGCGAGGTCATCGCCGAGGCGAAGCGGGTGGTTCACGGCGTCCACAGCTTCGGCGACATCCCGGAGAACTGCGAGTGTACGTACTGCGACGCCCTTGACGCCATCCTCAAGGAGAAGGAGTAGCCCATGCGCCCGGCAGCACACCTGCTCCACTCACACTCGCAGCTCTCCGACCCCGACAACGCCGCGCTCCTGCGCGAGTGCGGGGTCCTCGTCGTCGCTCCCGAGTGGGGCGGCATCTCCAACCTCGCCGAGGCCTGGGGCCGCATCGTCGAGGCCGCGCCCCATGCCCGGCTGCTCATTTCCTTCAATCCCAAGGCGCTCTACTTCGGCGACCGTGGCCGCAACGCATGGTGGCAGAAGACCCGTGGCACGCTTCTCGCCCGCACGCGCGAGGACGGGACGCCCGCCTTCCTGTACCGCTCGCAGGAGTGGGGCGGCGACCCGAAGGACCCGGGAGACCCGACGCCCCACCTCGGGCTGATCGAGCCCACGCTGGAGAACGCCGAGGCCCTGGCCGCAGTCATCCGCGAGCGCGTGGACGAGGTGCGGGCTGCGCTTGGGCCCTACGGGGCCCCAATCGTGGAGCCGTACATCGACGACGCCCCGCGCCAGCGTCCGGCGAGGCTGACCGGGCCTCCGCAGGACCAAGGCCGGTGGGAGGCGTACCTCACGTGCCTGATCGCCGGGCTTCGTGGGTTCATCCCCTACGTGAACTGTGCCGGGAACCCGCCCGCGCCCTTCGTGGGGATCTGCTGCGAGTACCCTTCGACCCGGATTAGCCTGATGCTGCGGCTGACGCTGGAGGATCGGCTGGCGAACGGGGACTTGGGCGATGGCTTCGACCCGCCGCACATCCTGTGGGGCGGCGAGGAGTGCGCCGGGCTCTGGAGGAAAGGGGTGTACCTCAGGTGAGTCTGGAACTCGTCCCAATGACCCGAGCGGAGGCCCATGCCTACGTCCGGGAACACCACAGACACCACGACCCGCCCGCGGGGGACGTGTTCTGCCTTGGTGCATCGGATGGCGAGAAGATCGTGGGCGTGGCTATCGTGGGCCGCCCCGTGGCCCGGATGCTACAAGACGGAGCGACCTTGGAGGTCACTCGGCTTTGTACGGACGGAACCCACAACGCCTGCTCCTTCCTATACGGGGCCTGCCGCCGTGCTGCCTTCGCTCTTGGCTGGCGCAGGCTTATCACCTACACGCTCCCGGAGGAAGGCGGCGCATCGCTGCGGGCTGCTGGCTGGCGCGAGATCGGACGTGCTGGTGGCGGGTCGTGGTCTGTACCGTCGCGCCCCCGAGTGGACAAGCACCCACTCCAGGAGAAGATTCGATGGGAAGCACAGATTGCGCCGGGCTCTGGCGCGCGGGGAGGTTCTTGAAGTGAAACTGCTGTCTCGTGTGGCCTTCGGCTTTATGGCTCTCGGAGGCTCGTGTCTCTTGGCTGCGATCCTGTGGGACACGGTGGCCCAAATCATCTCTGGGACGGAGCGAGACCTGGCCATTGTGTTCATGAGTTTCTTCTTGGCGTGCGTCGGGGGGCTCATCCTGATCCTCAGGGTCATTTGGGAGTCCATCCCGTGACGGGGCACGCCACCCGCGCCCACCTCGCGGAGAACCTGGACCTGTTCCGCTTCGGGGGCCGCACCTTCGACTGGGCGCGCGACAACGAACGCCTCGGCAAGCAGCTCCGCGCCACGCTCGGTCTCCTCCTGTTCGACCCCCGCCGCTGGTGGACGCTCGCCGAACTCTCCCACGACCTCGGCTACCCCGAGGCGTCGCTCTCGGCGAGGCTCCGCGATTGCCGCAAGCTCGGCTTCCCCGTGCCGCGGCGCAGGCGAGGCGACGGCGGGACGTGGGAGTACCGGCTGGAGGACGAGGCGTGAGCCCCGGGGCGGCCCAGGCGAGGCCCGGCAAGGCGCCGGGTCCGACCACCGGGGAGAATCCTTCGGGGTTCCTCGCACCCCGGGCGGGCCGCCCCGCCTTTTCCTTGACCCCGGGCACCCGCTCGGATAGGCTGCACCTGCGGCTCGAAAAGGGCCGCCCGCGCGTGAACGTGCGCTCGCGCGGTGGATGGGATGGGGCACCAGGAAAGCCCCCCGGACTGAAGCGGGACGCACGCCCGCGGAGGTTTCGGGGGGCTAACCTTTTGGGGGAGTAACACTTGGCGAGGGGGAGAATGATAAACCGGGAGCTGATGACCAGCAGAAAGTTCCGGTCCCTCGGCTGGACTGCCCGTGCGCTCTACTGCGCGATCTACCCGTTCGCGGACCGCGACGGAAGGGTACCTGGGGATCCGGAGGAACTCTGGGCATCTACCGGAGCGGCAATCCTGATCGACGCCGCTGGGTTCTCCGCGATCGTAGATGAGATCGTGGAATCGGGACTCTGGATCCGCGGAGAGAGCAAGGACGGGGACCGATTCCTGGAGATCCGTGGGTTCGCTGATGCCCAGAAGGGTGCCCGCTTCGACCGCGAAAAGCCCGGGCGGTGGAACTCCGGAGTGGCTCCGGACGACTCCGGACCAACTCCGGAGTCACTCCGGACTAACTCCGGCCTAAGTGAAAGGGAATGGGAAAGAGAACCTGAAAGGAATGGGAATGAGAAAGGCGACCCACCCACCCTTTCGGACATCAGGGCGTCGTTCGGTCGGGCATACGAGGCTGTAACGTCCTCCCCGGCAGTCCTGTCCCCGAAGGACGTGGAGGCTGCCCGCGAGGCCGTGGAACTCGGAACGTGCGATCGCTTCCCGGACTTGGTGACCGAGTTCTCCAGGACCCTTCGCGGTCTCCAGTCGAAGAACCTCCGGATGAGTCTACGCGCGACGCTAAACAACCTTGGAAGCGCGTGGGGTGACGAGAGGCCGGCCGGCCGGCAGAAGCGACAACGCCTAGACGGCGATCCGTTCGGGGACGATCCCGCCACCGGACGCCCCTACCACCCGGGAGCGTGACATGGAGCGCATCGGCAGTCTTCTCAAGAACGTGCGCGGCCTGACCGGGTGGGCACTCGTCGAGCACCACATGGAACGGCAGCTCGAAGCCGGCAAGACCACGGCGCAGGACTGGGCCGACGAACTCAACGGGGTGGACTACCAGGCATGGGTCCTCGCCGATCCAGCGGACCCGACATCGAAACTGGTTCCGATCTGCTGGGTCAATCCGTCGAAGGAGAAGGACCCGACGCAGACGAGCCCTGGGCGGACGAAGATCCCTAGGATGTACGAGCGCCCGCGGCGGATGGAGTCCTGGAACTTCTACCTGTGGTGGAAGGACGAGCACGCGGGGCAGGAAATGCCAGCGTGGGTCAAGGCGATCCTCTCAGACGCGGAGTTCGCGGATCGGTGTCTGGCCGCCTACGCTCTGATCGCGGCCCGCGCGATGTTGCCATTCCGGGCCAGCGCAGAGGAGGCAGCATGAAGCGGAGGCCCGACGATGCCCAACGGTAAGCCGGCCCATCGCAAGCCCTGCGCCCGCTGCGGGAATCCGCAAGCGCCACGCCGGATACTCCTACTGCGGACACTGCCGAACCGAGATGCGCGCCATCTACGAGGCCCGACGAAAGCGACTCGCCAGAGAAGCCGCCGGACCCTCCGTCTACGCGCCAGCACCCGCACGCAAGCGCGGCCCCGACACCGACGACACCCGCATCCGCCACGAGTGCGACGTGTGCCACGCCCACCTCTATGACGAGTCCACCCGCTGCTCCTACTGCGCGGGCTTGACGAGGGAAGCCGCCGGGTCCACCCTGCACGCGGAAGCGGCGATGCCGCGCGGGAGGTCGTGATGCGGAAGGTCGTACTGTCGGCAGCCTACGCGGCGCTCGCCGCGGTCGCATTCGTGGTCTTGCTCATCGGAAGCTGCGTCCTCGCGGACACCATGTTCCCGCGCGGTGTCGCCGGCACATCCTTCCGCCTCACCGGAACCGAAGACACGCTCCGCGTCGCCGCGTGGGCAGACTCGTCCTCCGTCGTGCGTCTCCAGCTCAGCCCCGACGAGGGCACGACCTGGCACACGGTCGTCGTGGACACGATCTCCGGGAACACCGAGACCATCCTGTCCTACGACATGACGTTCCCCGGGTGGCTGGCGCGGGCCTACGTGGAGCCGGCGTGGGAGTCGCAGTCGTCGGCGCAGGTGAACGTCTTCCTCAAGGCAGGGGCGGAACGCGCGGCGAGCCCCAGCGTCACGTCCCTCGTGCAGCCGAACGATGTGCAGTACGTCGGGTCCTTCCGGATTCCTACGACATACCCGGAGACGGGAGGCGGCACGCCCTGGCTCGGGTGGTCGCGCGGCGGGGAGATGATCGCGTACTCCACGGAGGACGACGGCGGCGCGGACAGCTTCCCGGGAACGCTGTGGGTCAGCACGTACCACATCGAGAACCAGCCGACGAACTACGGCGGGCGCATCGGGCAGTTCTCGATTCCCACCCCGTCCACGTCCACGGAGTACACCGACTGGCCCACCGCGACCTTCCTGAACGGCCCGCTGCCCCAGGACTTCGGGAAGGACCACTTCGACGCGGTGGACAACAACCGCCCGTTCATGTCGGACGGGTTGTGGTACGACGCGGACGGCGACGACGAGGGCGTGTTGATGGCCGCGGTCTACGGGTACTACAACGAGTCGGACGGGGACCTGCCGCACGCCTTCTACGCCCCGGACAGCTTCGACTCGACGAGCGCCCTGCTGCACGTCGGACCGCGGCCGGCAGACCTCGGAGATATCATGGACCCGTGGACGAGCCTCAAGCACAGCGGGTACTTCTTCCAGGTCCCGGACTGGTGGGCGGACACCTGGGGCAAGGGAGCGTGCATCGCGGTAGGGCAGGGGAACCGCGAGGGCGGGCATCGCGAGGGACCGAACTACTGTCTGATCCAGAACCAGTACGACGATAGCTCGCGAGTGGGGTGTCACCTGGGGCCGGGGTTCGCTCTGGTCAACCCCGACAGCTTCTTCGCTGCGGCGCACTTCAACGAGGAGGGCTACGAAATCCCGGCATTCGAGGCCGCCGGGTACTACGAGTACCATCCGGTCCAGGTCACCGCCTTCGACTACGACTTCGGGGACAAGGATAGTTGGGTCTCCATGGCGTGGATCTCGAACTACCCGTTCAACTCGCTCACGAAGAACGCGCCGAATGGCCAGAAGCACGCCGTGGTGGTGCTCGTGCAGGACTGCGAGGGGATCGTTCATTACCGGAACGATTCCGGGTGCTTCCGTGGGGATGACTGCTGCGGCCCGACGACCACCACCGGCTTCGTCTGTGGCGACTCCACCACCGTCACCACGGAGGGCCGGTGCTGGTCGGCCGAACTCTGGTTCTTCGACCCGGCGGACTACGAGGCCGTACTGAATGGCGCGGCCGACCCGTGGACCCCGCAGCCCTACGCGATGCTAGACATCACGCCGCGGTTCAACGCCTACCTCCAGAACCTGATCTGCGACGGCGGGGACTTCAAGGGACTCACGGCGCTGTCCATGACCTACGACATCTCGCGGTCGCTTCTGTTCGTTGCGGAGCGCGGGCGCTCGGGATGCTGCCAGCGCCCGCCGTTCATCCACGTCTTCCGGATCGTGTAGGGGGTGGCCATGTCCGCGGATCAGGACTTCGAGGCGATGGAGAACCGTGCCGGCGGCGGGGGCGGTGCCGTGGCCGCCCTGGCGGCCCTGGCACTGGCAGCCGTGGCCGTCGTAGCGGCCGTGGGGCTGGTCCGGCTCCTGGAGTGGCTGGCGTGAGGCGAGCCCCGCGCACGGACGCCAACCAGAAGGCCGTGGTAGAACGATTGCGCGCGGAGGGGTTCGTGGTAGTCGTCATCGGGAGGCCCCTGGATCTGCTATACTCGAAGAACGGAGTTAGCGGCCTATTCGAGGTGAAGAAGCGTGGGAAAGAGAACCGCGCAGACCAGGACCGCCAGCGCGAATTCATCCGGCGGTGGCAAGGACCGGCCTCATACTGTGACGGGCCAGAAGAGGCATCGGCAATCGCCAACGACCTGTGCTTGCGCGGGGACAGGTCAAGAGAGCGACGCCCGTCCAAGGACGGGATCGAAGAATCCAAACTGGAAGAACGCAGGGTGGCGAGTTTGTGAGACTTGCGGTGTCCGGTACCACTCCTACAACAAGTCGCGCCGATTCTGCTCGAAGGCGTGCCACGGGCGGTCACCTGAGATGTGCGAGCGACTGTCTCGGATGGCCAGGAGCCCGAAGCCGACGCTTCGCGGAAGAACGCACACCTGCCCGAAATGTGGCGTTTCGGTGGCGGTGTCTCGACCCACGTCGAACCGGCAGCCGTGCA